TTATAACAAATCTTCTTCCATAAATGCAACCACTTCTGCTTGTTTTGAAGGGTACAAATGACTATATGTGTTTAGTGTTGTTGATACATTTGAATGACCTAGGCGTTGGGCTACTACAAGTGGACTGACGCCTTTGTTAATTAAATAAGATGCATGTGAATGCCTAAATTCATGAAGTAGAATTTTTTTTACATTAGCAATTGTAAGGGATTTTTCGTAATTTTCACGAAGTGTTGTTATTGCAATACTGTTGTAAAATTCTCCGAAAACCACATAATCCTTTTTTAATGGTATGTTTAATGTAACATATTTTTGTAAATCTTTTAATAAATTAATTACATGAGTGGGCAGCATAATAATTCGATTGGATGACTTAGTTTTTGGCTTTGTAATTTGTCTGTTAAATTCTGTTTTGTTTATATCAATCGTTTTTTTCTCAAAATCAATATCTGCCCAAGTCAAAGCCAATAGTTCTCCTTTTCTTGCGCCACTATAATATAGTGTGGAGAAAAAAGCTTTATATAGTGGGTCTTCCACAACCGTAATAAATTGTTTGAATTCTTCAAATTCCCAAAAGTTCATGCGTTTATTTGATTCTTTCTCAAAATTGCCTGCAATACGTGCGGGATTACTAGCAAGACCGTAGAATTTGATCGCAAAATTTAGTATTGCTGAGAGGGTAGTATGGAATTTTTTTAAGGAATCAGCAGAGTATTTGTTAATAACTTTAGTTTGATAATTCATTACATGTTTAGGTGTAAGGTGATCTATCTTTATTTTTCCGAATTCTGGGACTAAATGGTTATGAATTACATTTCGAATAGTGATTATTGAAGATTCTTTTCTCCTCTGACAATACCAATCAAAATAGCTATCAGCAACTTGAGCAAACGTTAAGCTAGAGTTCGTTTCTTTTTCAACTAACATTTTCGCTTCGGCTTCACGTGCTTCCTTTTTTGTTTTAAACCCACGACGCTTTACTTGTTTTTGCGTGCCATCAAACTGACGGACTCTAACAACGAAAAAATATGTTCCTCGCTCTTTATCTTTGTAGACCACCATAGGAATTCCTCCTGTATATATAAAGATTGATAATTCAATTTATTGGGTAGATTATAACTTGTTTGTTACCAAAAGAAAAGGCTCTCAAAATAAATTGAGAGCCTTTCCTTGACTTTAACCACATTCATTTTAATAACATACTATCCTGCATGGAGAAGTTCCATACCTGCATAAAAGTATAAAATAAAATTTACGACAATTTTTGAGAAACTTTTTTCGGGGATTTTTGATTGGCTGGGTAAAGAACATTTAAAATTGGCTGGTTTTATAGTCATCCAATTACAATAAAATATAAAATAAATGATTATTCGATAAATTACGTGTGTTTTGCTGTATGTGAACTTGAGAAAGATGTGGAATGGGTGTTCGGCACGAAGTAATCGTGATATAATTATTTCGAATTAATTGCGGTTTAAAATAACTGAATAATCTAAAAGTAAGTGAAAGAAAAAATTTGCAGACGTGTATATGAGGTAATTCTAGTAAAGTGCTCATATACCGCCTAGGTTACTTAGTATAAGACACTTTGTTTACGAGTTTTTCTTTAGATAAACATATAGCCACTAAACGTAGAATAGTTTCAAATTTTAGGGTGTTATTTATAGAGAAGGGGGAAATTATTTGAAAATATTAGATGCTCGAACATATAAGCAGCAGGTCATGAATACAATTATAACTAAACTCAAAGATGATTTGTTTTCTGCCAAGATAACAAATCATGAGTTAGCTTCTTTTCTAGAAATCGCACCTAGTACATTGTCAAGTATTTTGAATGGGAAAACTGAAATAAGTTTTAATTTTTTGATTAAAATTATTATTAAACTATATGGTAAACCATGTGTAACATTACAAAATGAGATTGTATCTAGCTATTTACTTCATGCAAAACCTGAAAATCAACGTGAAGCTTTAGAATATGCGTCGTTTGGAAGAGAATTAGATAATATGAAAAAACTTGTGGAAAGAGAAAAAAATTCGGCTACAGAAGTTAATCGAGAATGTGCTAAAATATATGATATTACGTACAAACATTTTAAAATTGTTAAGCAGTATGATCCGTATGATTTTAGCGATGAATTAGAAGAATATAAAAATAAGGTAAAATCAAATGAAGCAAAAATACTTATAGATATATTATTATGTCAAGCGATGTATCAAATGAAAGATTATAAAAGATTGTACAAAAGAATTCAAAATATAGAGCCAAATGTAAAAAGTGAAAAAGTACCAAATAAATTTATATGTAGTAGTTTTTTAGTGAGAATTAAGGAAATTATAATTGTAGTTTATATGATGCAAAATGAGATTGAAAAAGCACGCGAAACATGTATGGAGTTATTAGATATTTGTGAAAAAAATCCAAATTTAATTTTGCAAAAAGCTAATGTGTTTTATAATCTCGGTGAATCGTTCTTGTTAGAGAACTATGCAGCATCTAAAAAATATTTAGAACAATCGCTCTTTATTTTAAATGAGGCAAATTTTAAAGAGGATAAAGATATCAAACGTAAGAAAAGGCGTATTGAAAGTACAATTATTTTCTTGAAAATCCATCATTACCGAGATATACACACGTTACCAGAAGTTCTAGACTTAGATGACCAGGCATACCTAGAGTATAAAAAAGGAAATTTAGTTAAAGCTGAAGAATTGCTTATGAAGCTCGAGAGAAAAAATGGTTCTCTGAATGAGTTTTCGATCTTTTATTTAGGGCTAATTAGGAAAGATAGAAGATTAATCGAACAATCATACATGATGTTTATTCAGAAACACAGTTATTTCTATGCGAACCTTCCTAAATGTTATTTGGAAAATATATAGGGAGATGTTAAAATTACAACATGGAAAGGAGAGGGGCTTTTGAAAAGAATTTTAATGGTGATACCAATAATAATGTTTTCATTTACATTGTTGTTTAGTGCGAGTAAGGATAATAGCACACGACAAATAAAACAAATTTCAATAGAAAAACAGTATTATAGCGAACCAGGAGGCGGGGGGTTGTAAAATTAAATAGTTTAAACGTACGAAATGCGATTATCTCAAAGGATAATCGCATTTCGTACGTTTAAGGACAATTCGATTTTTCATGTAAAAAAATAAAAAGCGAATCATTGTGAATTATTATCAATGTAAAACCAATAGATGGAGGGTATTTGAATGGACTATAAAAAAGAGATAGAAATATTAATAAATTTTGCTAAAGATGGTGTTGAACCAGCAATTCTCACGTTAAAAGAAATTGATAAACTTTTACTACAATGTGAAGGGAACGGAATCGCTAAAGGAAATTAAAAAACTGGTGGTTGTTAGCATTGTGCTATTAACCACCAGTTTTATTTATAGATTTCTAAATCTAATGCAGAAATGAGAGCTTTAATTTTTTTTATGGCGAAATCCTTCGTCTCATCATCGAACTTTTCAATTTTGTCAATATAATATTTTAAATCTAATTGAACTTCCGAAAGGGGGATTGCATCTGGTTGCTTATCGTTTGATAATCCCATTATATAATCTGATGAGATATTAGATATGTTAGCTATTTTCGATACAGTTTCTCTAGAAGGGGTCTTTTTTCCAGATTCTATATAAGAAATCATAGGTTTACTAATCTTTATGTGATCTGCAAATTGTTGTTGGCTGTAACCAAGCGAAAGACGGATCTCTTTAATTCTTTTCCCGATAATATTCTCCATCTGTATAGGTCTCCCTTATCACTCATTATATATAAAATATACCAAAAAGTTAACTAAGAGACAACAATAAAAATAAATAGAATAAATTTCATCTTCATCGTTGACGTGATGTTAACGAAGTTGTATGATTATTTTATCGAAATAAATTAAGGTGAGATGAATGATAAAATTTAATGCAAAGCAAGCAAAAAGTCTAAGGAATTCTTTTGGCTATACGCAGCAGTACGTAGCTAATTACTTGAATTGTACTAAGAGTGGTTATTGTTACATAGAACAAGGAAAAAGGCAACCAAGTGTAGAGAAGTTAGGGAAATTATCGCAACTATATAACATATCTACAGACGAGTTAATCCAAAAATGTTAACATGAAGTTTTTATTGTTTTTGCGATTTTGTTAACCTGATGTTAATATGAGTGGAATTATTAAACAAGGAGCGATACTATGCACAAAAATCTATACATCGCTAGAAAAGAGCAACGCATGACACAAGAGAAAGCAGCAAATTTGATTCATATTGCACCGAGAACATATTTTGCTAAAGAACACGGTAAAAGTGATTTCACCCTAAAAGAGGCTCAAAAACTAGCAAAATACTTCAAAACAACAGTGGACGAGCTGTTTGAGAAATAGAGGAGGGAAAACAAGTGAAAAATGGTAAATGACCAACGAAGCGAGAGAAGATACATATCAATTCATACAACTTAAATCCTGATAATTGGTTGGCCTATAAGAAGGTAGATGGACGACTACATTTAGTTCATCGTCATACGAACTCAAGACGAGTCATTCCAAGTGCGTAGAGTGTGTGAAAAGAAAAAGGGCTCTAGCGGAATGCTAGAGCCGTCAACATGGAATGTGAGTATTCTATACGAATGTATTATAACATAATTTTTGTGAACCTATATAGATAAATAATATGCAATTATGCATAAACTTTTGGAAGAAAGGGAAATGTGCCCAACCAGTGAGTGCTACTGCATGTGAAGAAGAGGAGAGACCAACATGACCAAATCAGTTCTAACAAAAGACGTACAAAAGAAACAAATACTCGATGAATTCTTACAACATTGTGAAAAGAAGCAAGTTGAAGCGCTGCAAAAGAATAATCCCTATCAGTTTTTCATCTGGATTAAAGAAGCTCGATTGGCCCGAAGGGAATTGGCAGCACTCTATCGTGTGAAAGAAAAGCATGATGAGGAACGTAAACGTATAAAAGGAATTGTTCAACGATTGAAAAGTCTCGGTGTGAATGCGGATGTTGTGGAGAGGGTGCATTATATTAGGCTTTCTGAGGAGGTTAGCTGAATGCTAGAGAACCCCAATACCATAGGCAATCCACACGATTCCACCAGACAAAATTTCGAACACTATTGTAGCGATTGTGACGGTGAATTGTATTTCGGTATGACGTATTACGTGTTTGAAGGTAGCCTCATTTGCGAGGAATGTAATGAGAAATTTTTAGAGAGACATGGTACGCGTTTTGTGGCAGGAGAATAAAAAAAGAACTCACGGGAATGAGTTCTCAAAAAATTTAAGGTGAAGCCAGTATAACACAGAGAGCGAGTGAAAGAAACATGCAGGCGAAAGTATTGGCAAATACATTACATATGGATTGTAAGACTTGGTTAGAAGCACGTAAGCAAGGACTAGGTGGTTCTGATGTAGCAGCCATTGCTGGATTAAGTAAATGGAAGTCGCAAGTACAGGTGTTTCTTGAGAAAACACAAACTATCGAGCAAGAGGATGTACAAAGTGAAGCTGTGTATTTTGGGAATGTACTCGAGGAAGTAGTCGCACAAGAGATTGCTAAGCGTACAGGACTAAAGGCACAGCGTCGAAATGCCATCTTACAACACCCAGAGTATCCTTGGATGCTTGCAAATGTGGACAGGCTCATCGTGGGAGAAAGAATTGGATTAGAATGCAAAACAGCATCTGAATATTTGAAAAAAGAATGGAAGGATGAAGAGGTCCCTGTTGCTTATCTTCTCCAGTGTCAGCACTATATGGCGGTTACAGGCTATGAAGCATGGTGGATTGCCGTATTAATTGGTGGCAACAAATTCGTGTACAAAAAGATCGAGCGGGATGAGGATATAATCCAGTATCTTATCAATATGGAACGGGACTTTTGGCTGAATCACGTCGAAAAGGATGAACCGCCTATGTTTGACGGTTCAGAGGCATCTACACAACTACTGAAGCAAATGTATCCGGAATCTATCGAAGATAGCTCTATCAGTTTAGGAAAGCAAGAAGAGCTACTCATTGAAGCGAGGGACCAAGTAGATAGGGAAATGAAGGTGCTGCAAGAACAAAAGGCAGAGTATGAGAACAAGCTGAAAGTGAAACTAGGTTCTCATGAGAAAGGGACAACGGAGAATTACACCATTCATTGGAAGGCCTATAAGAGTAATCATTTTGATAGCAAACGATTCAAAACAGACCATCCTGATTTATATAAAGAATATGTAAATGAAACTATATCAAGAAAATTTTTAGTGAAATAAAAATAGGGAGTGGGTTACATATGGCTACAAATGAAAAGTTGAAAAACCAGTTAACAAATCGAAAAGAAAGTGCGCCAGTTACACCGGAACAAACAGTAGAAGCTTACATGAAGAAAATGGCACCCAGAATGGCGGAAGTATTACCGAAGCATATGGATATGAACCGTATGAGTCGCATTGCCTTAACAACAATCAGGACGAATCCAAAGCTCTTAGAATGTGCGGTTCCTTCTCTTATGGGAGCTGTCATGCAAGCCGTACAGCTAGGATTGGAACCAGGATTATTAGGGCACTGTTATATCTTACCGTATAAGCGAGAAGCCACATTTATCATTGGGTATAAGGGGATGATTGACCTCGCAAGACGGTCTGGTCATATTCAAAGTATTTATGCCCACGCTGTACATGAAAATGACGAATTCGAGTATGAGTTGGGGCTGCATCCTAAATTGGAGCATAAGCCATCACATGGAGATCGTGGTGCGTTTATTGGTGCGTATGCAGTTGCTCATTTTAAAGACGGCGGGTATCAAATGGAGTTCATGCCGAAAAGTGAAATTGAGAAACGCCGGAAACGTTCTGCAGCCGCTAATTCTAGCTATAGCCCTTGGAGTAGCGACTATGAAGAAATGGCGAAGAAAACCGTGGTTCGTTACATGTTTAAATACTTACCAATCAGCATAGAAGTACAAACACAAGCGCAGCAAGATGAAGTAGTGCGAAAAGACATTACGGAAGAGCCGGAGTTTATTGAAGTGGAATTGGAAGAGCAAGAGGAACTACCTGTAGAACAAAAAGAGATTATATCAGAAAAATAATAGAGACAATTACATGGCATAGGAGTGGGGATGGAATCATGCTGAAAGATGAGAGAATACGCAGCTTTTTTATACTTGATAACGAAGTCGTAGATGATGAACGATTGACGCATAAAGAAATGGCGGTGTATATCACGCTTTGTCGACATGTCAACAAAGAAACGGGGGCATGCTTTCCCTCTTTATCCACAATCGGAAAGAAAGTCGGAATGTCCAAAAACACAGTCATTAAATCACTAAACATCCTAATTGAGATGGGCTATGTAACAAAAGAAAAGCGTGCATCCAAAGAACAAGGGAATATGTCAAATTGTTATTGCATCAACGATGTTCACCAGTTGAACCAGGGAGTTCAGGAAATGAATGGAGCTTGTTCAGGAGATGAACGAAGGCTTGTTCATGAGGTGAGCACGAACAATACTAATATTAACAATACTAAGTTAACAAGATATATACTGTCCAAAACGGAAGAGGAAACGCCATCTGAGAAAGCAATCATCCAACAGCAAGAGGAGAAAGAAGTGTGTGAATCTATCTTCCAACACTGGAACGAAAAAGAGATTATCAAACACCGTGTACTGACGCAGAAGACCGTATCCAAAATCAAAGCCAGATTAAACACCTTTGGTGTAGAGGAATTGCAGCAATCCATAGATCACTATCACACTGTGTTAACGAGACCAGAGTATTTCTGGGAGTATAGGTGGTCACTGCAAGAGTTCTTGCGAAGTGATGAAAATGTGGAAAAGTTCTTGAATACAGCGTACCTCAAGGGATTACGGAAAAAAGAGTTTCAGCATCAGGTGGATTTACCTACTGTAAGAACGAGTGGATTACCACCTGCGAAAGGCATTGTGGAAAGCCAAGTGGATGTAGATGACATTTATGCAACATTAGGAGATGGGGTCTGATGGAGAAGTATCAGCGGTATGCAGAAAATGAGCTGTACGTACTTGGTTGTTTGATGAAAGACAATACCTTGTTCGAGGAAGTAAGACTGATGGCGAAACACCTTATTCACGTACAGCATAACCAATTGTTTCAAGCTATGATGGAGCTCTGGCAAGAAGAGAAGCCGGTTAATGACATGAGTCTTTCTAAACTGAGCGAGAAGAGAATCAAGGCATTTGGAGGCGTAGGAAAAATATACGAGTGTCAACGTCAAGCGCCTACGTTACATAACTTTTCATTCATCCAGCAAAAGATGATTGAATTTATGGCGGTAGAAGACATGTTGTTTGATATCCAGGAATTTCAGCAGAGAACGGTGGACAGGCACACTTTGAAAGACTTGAATGAGTTTGTGACAAAAGTGAACCAGATTCAAATCACGACTGTTCAGCCTCAGCTTTCGTTTCAGAACCAGTTGCAACAACGAGTCGAGGAGCATAGCAACATGCAAGCGAGTGGGCTGAGCGGAACGCATACGGGTTATACCAACCTCAATCAGTTTACAGATGGTTGGCAAGCAACAGACCTGATTGTCGTGGCTGCGAGGCCTTCTGTTGGGAAAACAGCGTTTACGCTAGATTCGATACGAAAAGGAGCAAAAGCAGACCCGAAACAGTACATGGGCACATTCTTCAGCTGTGAAATGATTGCATCGAAAGTGATTGATCGCTGGATTGCTGCCGAAGGTAGACTTCCCGTAAATGAACTCAGTAACCCGAATAAGTTCTTTGGTAACGATGATAAGAAGTGGAGGAAGTATCAACAGGCAACAGGAGAGTTGGCGAATTTACCTATCAACATTCGGGAAGAAAAGCACATTCATGAGATTCGGGCGGTGATTTGGAAAACGGTCAAAGAACATCCGGAGAAAAAACACTTGTTTGTCATTGATCACTTGGGACATATCAAAACGGATGAGACATTTGCGAATAACCACTTGAAATTCACTCACATCATCAACGAATTGAAGGATATCCAAAAGACGGTAAAACAGCCCATTATCCTGATTGCGCAATTAAATCGTGCGGTGGAAGGGAAAATGGATAAGCGTCCGTGCATGGCTGATATACGGGAGTCTGGTTCGATTGAAGAGGTAGCGGATGTGATTATTTTCCCTCATCGAGAAGCGTATTTTGACAAAGAGAAGCGGGAAACAGAGGAAATACACGAGACGGAACTCATCATCGCCAAAAACCGAAATGGAGCGGTAGGAACGCTGAAGTTGAACTTTGTGAAGCGGACGAATGAATTTGTGGAGTGAGGGCATGAAGGTCAGTGAATTGTTAGAGTACGCAACAGCACATGGACTGGTAGGGATTGTTGCACTGATTGAATTGCTCGTGCTAGATAAACAAGTTGTGAAGTTTACGGATGATGTCGCAAAACTAGATTATTATTTTCAAGATCGATTTCGAGTGGCGATGAAGGAGCATGTGGCAGCGTATATGGGCAAGAAGAACAGGCGTGTGATGACAGATGAGGAATGGAATAGTTGGATGGAACGAGTGGATGACAGATATTTGGGGTGAGCGAAATTGAGCAAATATAACAACAAAAAAGTACATCTCGATGATTACGTGTTCGATTCACAAGCGGAAGCACATTATTACGAGAGCTTGAAAATTCGTTATGCAAGAGGCGAAGTACAAGGTTTTGAACGACAGCCTATCTTTAAGTTACAACCCGCGTTCAAGAAACAGGATAAAAGCTTTCAAGCCATTACATACATAGCGGACTTCTTGGTGTACTTGCCAAATGGCGAGGTAGAGGTCATAGACATAAAAGGCATGATTACCGAAACGTTTAACGTGAAGCGAAAGCTGTTTGAGTATACATATCCCCACTTACAGCTGATTTTGCTGAAGTATGTGAAAAAATACGGTGGGTTTATCCCATTGGATGAGTACAACAAGTTGCAACGAGCGGAGAAGAAAGCGAAAAAACAGCATAAAGGGAGCGGATTGTAATGTCATATATCGAATTCAAACCAGTGTTAAAGAAAGTGAACTTAAAACCTGATGGGAAGGAAGAGATTGTGTTAGAAGTAACAGATTCCTCATTGCAAGGGAAATTGGATTCTTTGTCTGAAATGATTGATGCGAAAGTGTTTGTTTCGCTAGAGTCTATGCAAGTTAATTTCAATGTCACGATGAATGCGAAAACAAATGAGCCAGTTATCCAGTACGAAGTGAATGAAAAAGGCATCGTACAAGAAGCCAAATCAACATTTGAGCAAATAGAAGCAGACCTAGATATGCCAAAAGAACAGATTCCAACTCGTGAAGAAAAAGAACAAGTGGACCGTGAGGTTATCGATGCGTTTATCATTAGCGGTTTAGCACCGAACTTTGAGGGGGTGCCGAATAAACTTCCGGAGATTGTGAAACGCCGTCTGGAAGGAGAATCCTACTTAAAACTGGCAAATGAGCTGAACATGTCCTCAGGGCAAATTATCGAGGTAATTGATGAATATCGTAAGCGTGTAGCTCCATTGGCCATTAAGTGGCATGAGTGGAAAGAATAGCAGCCAGAAACAAAAGAAGAGCCGAAGAGTGGGGAGAAACCTGAGGAAACGGCGGAGACAGAAGAAGGAGCCATTTCGAAACCATTGCAGCCATCAGAAGAATTTGAAATAACAGATGAGGACAAGTCATTTGAAGAAGAGCAAGAATAAATCCATCCGGATTCAAATATTAAATCTACAAGATAAACACTGCGTAGGATGCAAGGAAATGTCGGCATACAGGAAGTCAGGGAACCGCAAGACTTCCTGGTGCGCGGATAACTGTAGGATTGGAAAACAAATCAAACAATTAGGCGACACCTTACTGGAAGGGAGAAATGAAACGATGGCAGAACAACTGGCTGAAGAAAGAAATTGGGATACATTATGCGAGAAGGCGGAGAAGTTACGGGAACAGAAATTATCTTGGGCAAAAATCGCAGATCGACTGGGTGTGAGTGAAAGCACACTGTATCATAATGTTGCAAAACGCCGAGAGAAAAAAGAGAGCACAGGAATATCAAAGAGTACAAAATCGTTAGATACAGGGACAAAAGTAGTTAGAAAGAGAGAGGGAAAGTCTGATAAGGGTGTTTGTGTATCTACTCAAACGGAATTAAAAATTGAACTGGAAAGAGTAAAGCAACAACTGCAAGATCGTGAGAAAGAATACATCACATTGTTAAATGAATGCAATCAGTTAAGCGAAAAGAAATGGGAAGTCGAAGCTGAACTACGAAAAACTCAAATTAGAATCAGCGCAGCAGAGGAAGCAGCTGAAATGGAACGGAAGCACCGCCTGGAATGTCAAGCAAAAGTGCAAGCATTAGGTATCGCATTGAAAGTTGTATTGTAGGTGTTTCACATGAAACTTACTAAAGAAGAACGTATCCAGCTTACCTATCAGATTGGCGATATCATCGAACAGAAATGTAGGCGTTGTTATTACAATCGTTCAGATGATGCGAGTTTCAGTATCAGCATGTGTGCGAATTGCCCGATTGGTCAGGAGTTACGCCAGTTGGGTAGGTATTTTGATACGGAGCCGAGACAGCGCGGAGGGAAACCTGAAAATATTCCGGATGGATTGACACCAAATCGTGTAAGAACCTGTTTAGAATCTATGGTATAATCTGTACAAAAAGGATATTTCTATGATACATAATTATACAAGTAACGTTTCACGTGAACAGTTGAACTGATTCGAGAAGATTTGGAAAACGCAAGAAAACGGACGCGTCCACGCACAGTTGATTTGTACGAGATATTTTGCGGTGTGCTATACATGCTTACCACAGGATGCCAATGGCGTAACTTACCAAGTGATTTTCCAAACTGGCAAACAGTCTATTTCTACTATCAGATTTGGCGGAAAGTAGACGAGAAGGGCATAAGTCTTCTTGAAGAAGTTCATAAAAAAATTGGTTGAAACCTATCGTGAGCAAGATGGACGTAAGAATCAGACAAGTTTCTGCATCGTAGATGCCCAAAGCGTGAAAAACACATGGATAGCTGGTGAAAAAGGCTATGATGCTGGAAAGAAAGTGTCAGGAATCAAAAGGCATATCGCTGTAGATACGAACGGTCTTATTCATGCGATTGAAATAACGACTGCGAATATAACTGATCGAGAAGGTGCGATCCAAATGTGTGAAAGGCATAAGAAAACACTGGGAAAAGTAACACATATACTTTGTGATGGCGGATATACGGGGCCATCCTTTGCACAATCCATCAAAGAAACGATTAATTGTTCGGTTGAAATCATCAAACGATCTGAACTTCACAAGTTTGTCGTGTTACCGAAACGCTGGATTGTGGAACGAACTTTTGCTTGGTTGGAAAATTACCGCAGACTGTGGAAGAACTGTGAACGAACACTTGAAAATAGCAGACAGAGTTGCTTATTGGCAGGTGTAGCGATTTTATTAAAAAGATTTTAAACAGGTTCTAAGGGAACTCAATAAACAGGGGATTCCAGATAAAGAAATTAGTATCATGTTTGAGCGAAGCCCTTCTTACGTTGGAAAAGTAAAAAATAAATGGAGAAAGCAAGGATTATGGGAAGGGCCAAATCAGGTGGCTAAGAAAGCGAGTAAGGAGAAAAGGGGTGAACGAAATGTTAGTCCCTTCGAATAGTGGGAAACAAATGAAAGGGGATGGGTGGGCGTTTTGCCCAGTGGTCTTCTAGATTGTGTGTTGTCGCAAAATATAACAAAGGGGAAATGAAAAAATGAAGCAAATGCAAACTTTCGCACATAACATGTTCGGTAATTTAGAAATTTTAATTCAGAATGGAAAAGAGTACTTTCCAGCAATCGATGTTGCAAAAGCTTTAGGGTACTCAAACCCTCATGATGCTGTAAGTAAACATTGTAAAAAAGATGGGGTCGCGTTTTGCGAGGTGGTTATTCCAGAGAAAAATCAAACGGTTGAAAAGAAATTCATTAACGAACCGAATCTATATCGTCTCATTGTTAAATCCAAACTCCCTCAAGCAGAACAATTTGAAAAATGGGTATTTGAAGAAGTACTCCCAAGCATTCGAAAACACGGGGCTTACATGACACCGCCTACGATTAATGCGTTGTTACAAGATCCAGATTTACTGATTGGTCTCGCGTCGCAACTCAAACACGAGCAACAGGCAAGGCAAGTGGCCGAGCAAAAGAATCTCATGTTAACACAACAAGTCGCAGAAAATGCATCTAAGATTACATACCTCGATCAAATTCTTCAGTCAAAAGATACGGTAACCGTCTCACAAATTGCAGCCGATTATGGTTTATCTGCAGTACGATTAAATAAAATCTTAAAGGATGAAAAAGTACAGTACAAGGTAAACAATCAATGGCTCCTGTATGCGAAACATCAAAATAAAGGGTATACAAAATCGCAGACAATTGATGTCACGCATTCGGATGGTAGTAAATCCGTAAAAATGAATACACGCTGGACGCAAAAAGGAAGGCTGTTTATCCATGATATGTTGACGAAACGAGGCATTATTCCGGAAATGGATAGAGAGGCCGTTTAAATTTTGAGTTAGAAAAAATGGCTTCATAAAATAGGGTGAATTCGGGTTTAAAATTTTTTAGAATGTCATAGGTATCGGGTGAGTAATAACGTGTTGAAAAGGAGAAGAGGACGGTTAAATTAGAAATAGGAGATGAAATGAAAAAGAGGAACTCTTACAAAAGAGTTCCTAAAGTAGCTAGCTGACAAGCTAACAAGAAAAAACATAATAATGTATGTGTAGTATAACTTAATAAAGCGAATGTATGCAAAATAAAAACAGCTAGCTAAAACTAGCTGTTTTTCCGTTCCAAGGAATGAAGCGTTTCGTTAACAATTCAATTAAGGAAGAAAGCCGCGCCAAGGCTTAGTTACAGTGTGCACGAAAAATAAGATTGTATGAAGGAGGATGACACATGAATCAATTATCTTTTTTTACCTATGTTGATGAGAAAGAAATCCGTCCTTTTGTGATAGAAGAATTGAAGAAGTATAAGGTGTTACGCGTTCGTTTTCAGAATCAGCGAGAACGAATAGAGGTAGGTGCAGATATCTTATTTCCGGAATTGCGAAAGATAGATGTCCATGAACTGAAGTATAGGCAATTACATCGTGCATTTGAACATGCCTTAGATCGAGAAGAACAACAGATACTAGAAATGAAATATATGAGTGCGACAGAGTTAAACGATGATTATATTTATACGGTATTAGGGATGAAGCGCGGGAAGTTTTATCGGAAACGAAAGTCAGGGATTTTGAATTTTGCAACTGCATTAGAGATGATATAAAAATTTATGGAACTTTTGGGGTACTATTTGGGGCACTAAATCGGGTACCTTTTTAAGTTGGAATCGGAGGTACGATATTTCTACAGTTACTGTTTAGAAGACAGGAGGCTGCGGGGATAGCGTATCCACCATCATATGAAGTGATGTGAGTGGGCCCCATTATCAAAACGTTACCGAAGAACGGGCATGGGCGGTAGGAACCCGCGATAGGACGAAAAAACCAAGGGAATTTATTTTATATTCATATACCAAGTTGGCTGTGATTCGGTTTAGAAGAGCGGTCAACTTGTTTACATAGAACGCAATGTATAAATCTATTTTTGTAAGTGAGAGGAATTGATTTTATGAGGAGGAAACGAAATGAGCCACTTACAAATCATCGAGAAACAAATGGTAGCGGGATATGAGTTTACTGGAATTGAAGGTGGGTTTGGTGAAGATAAGAAAGCGATGTTGGTAAAAGAGATTGCGGAGATTCATGAGAAAGAAGTCAAACATATTAATTTGCGGATTAAAGAAAACCGTTCACGATTTAAAGAGGGTATAGATAGCATTGATTTAAAAGTGAGTCCGTTTGGCGGACCGGGTTTAGAGCAACTTGGATTCACAAAGCAAGCAATTGCTGATTCAATACAAGGTCGTGTAATTAAAAGGAGTGAAATAAATGAAACTAGATAAACAAGAACAATCTGTTGTAATTGGTACATTCATTTCAATGTTAGGACAAGATGTTGTAAATGAACGCATTGATAAAAAGAAATTAGAAAGGGTACTACCTATCTTTAATGAAATGCAAGATAATACAACACCAAAGCGAAAGAGAGAAGCGATGATTAGTTTGCTTGGTAAAACGTTGGATGAATTCTTAGAAAAGTAGCCATAAAAAAAGGAAAAGAAACTCGCTTGGGGGCGAATTACTTTTCCTGATGGCAATGTTAACTCTATTATAACAATTTGTATGTATTTGTAAATATATAATCGGAATATTCTTTTAAATGAGGTGAGGGTAGATGCTAGTCTACTGTTCTAACTGTAATAAAGATTATAATATGCAACCACAAGTAGCACAGCTTTCTAATCGTATTGAGAAGTGTTTCTACATTTGTCCACATTGTGGTCATGAGCATGTCGCTGCATATGTGAACGATAAAATCCGTAAGCACCAAGCGGACATTGTAAGGTATCATGAACGGATTAATAAAAAGAATCTTGCTATCGAGGATGAAATGAAACGGTTGAGGAAGAGGGTGGAAGGTGCCAAGTAAACCATTCAAGCCGTGCAAGTCGTTAGGTTGCAATGAACTAACAAGGGATAAGTATTGTGCTAAACATATTGAAAAGGAAAAAGAAACCGCAAAATATTACGATAAACATATTCGAAACAAAAGCTCACGTTCCTTCTACAACTCAAGACTGTGGAAGGATATGCGTGAGCTTATGTATCGTAGAGATCATGGCTTATGTGTGCAATGTAGAAGTAAGGACATCATTAAGATAGGTGATGTAGTCGATCATATCATTCCTATTCGTGTTGATTGGTCGCAACGATTAGAACCGACTAATTTACAAACGCTTTGCCATGCTTGCCATAACAAGAAAACAAAAGAAGATGAGAAGAAAAACAGAAGATAATTAGAAATCAAGAGAAGTACATAATGGTGCAGATAAGGATGAAGAAACATACAAGTATATCAGGCTAGCTAAATGGGAAGAGGCCCTAGAATAAGTCTAGGGCCTACAGAAAACTACATGAAGAGTAACTACAAGTCACAAGTATCACTATAACATTGTATTCTTATAAAACACGAATGAATTTGTCTTGAAAATGGACAAAAATTATACCCCCACCATGAAAAAGAAAAAGGCGGCTCCCTGGAGACCGCCGCCTAGCTTTCCGTGCAAAAAGTTCGTTTTATTCTATAAAAGGGGGTTCAGCTGAGGGAGGTGGTTCACATAGGAAGAAAAGCGAAGCCGATTCATTTGCATTTATTAGAAGGTAATACAAATCGATTGACAAAGGATGAAATCGAACAACGATTAAAAGCTGAAAAACAGTTACAAGCAAAAAAGGACAAAGTAAAGCCACCAACGTGGTTAGATTCAGTTGCGAAGAGAGAGTTCAAACGAATTGCTGGTGAATTATTAGAGTTAGATGTTATTACAAACATAGATGTGAATGCATTAGCAACGTATTGCGATGCTTATTCTGACTATGTTGAATGCACCAAAATTATCCGAGAAGAAGGACTTCTTGTTGAATATACTAATAAGGCAGCTGAAACCAATAAAGTTCCACATCCATTACTTACAAAGAAAAAGCAATTGCATGAGCAAATGAAGGCTTTAGCTGTTGAGTTTGGCCTTACACCAAGTGCAAGAGCGAAAATTGTCATTCCAAATCGTAAACAAGGTCCGAAAACAAACGTAGAAAAGGAGTTTGACGTATAACATGATTAGACAATGGATGTTGGATTACTGTGATGATGTACTGAATGATGAAGTTGTTGCTTGTCAGAAGCATAAACAAGCTTGTAAACGATTTTTAAGAGATATTGAGCGTGAAGGATCTGAAGATTTTCCATATGTGTTTAAGGAAGAAAAAGCGCTCCGTTTCTTAAAGTGGATGTCTCTTTTTAAACATACAAAAGGCAAATTAGCAGGTCAGAGAATGGAACCACATTCGATACAAATTTTCGTATTTAGCAATATTTATGGATGGGTGCATCGAAATACAGGATTACGTCGATTTAAAAAGGCATATTGGCAAGTAGGGCGTAAAAATGCAAAGTCACAATCTTTAGCGTGCGTTGGCTCATATGAAGCAATGGCCTTTGGTGAGAATATGTCGGAAGTGTATGTTGGTGCCACAAAAACAGAGCAAAGTAAAATTGTTTGGAATGAAATCAAAGCACAAATGAATGGGTGTGAAGATTTAAAAGAAAAGTTCAATATTGCGTATGGGAAAATTGAACACCTTAAAACCGATTCTTTTATTTCAGCGCTATCAAAAGATGCTGGGAAATCGGGTGATGGACTGAATGTCCAGTGTGGGATTATCGATGAGTACCATGCCCATCCTACTTCTGAAATTTATGATGTTCTGGTGTCAGGTTCAGGTGCTCGTCCGAATCCACTCATGATGATTATAACGACAGCTGGTTTCAATTTGAGTCATCCTTGCTATCGTGTGGAGTATCAATATGTTTCTAAGATTTTGGACCCTAATATTGATATTGAAAACGAAGAATATTTTGTCATGGTTAATGAATTAGATAAAGATGATGAGATTACGAATCCAGAGGTGTGGGAGAAAGCAAATCCAATCCTATGTAGTTATGAAGAAGGGCGTTCTTTCTTAAAAGGAGAACTTCAATCAGCTCTTGATGTACCTGAGAAAATGCGTAATTATCTTACGAAAAATATGAATAGATGGGTAGATATGAAAGAAAATGGCTACATGGATATGCAAAAGTGGAAAGATTGCAAAGAAACGGTTGAATTATCCGAATTAAAAGGGTTGGAAATCACCGTTAGTGTCCATTTTACAACAAAAATTGACTTAACAAGTATTTCATTTGAGTTTAAAAAGGATGATAAGTATATCGTAATTAGTCATAGCTTTATGCCAGAAGATACGTTGGCTGAAAAGAGACAAATGGATAAAGTCCCTTATGATCTGTGGGTACAACAAAAATGGATTACAACAACACCTGGTGCAGTAGTTGATTATGAATATATTAAAACACATATTAGAAATATGGAAAAAGATCATAAATTTAAGATTAAAGAAATATGTGCGGATCCTTGGAATGCAACGCAATTCATGCAAGACATGGAAGCGGAAGGGTATACGATGATAGAAATACGCCAAGGGATGGCAACTTTATCAGGTCCTACAAAAGATTTTAGAGAACAAGTGTATGTAAAGAAAGTCATCCACAATAACAATCCTGTATTAAATTGGGCAACGAGTAACGCGATAACAAAACAGGATGCGAACGAAAACATCATGTTGGACAAGTCAAAAGCAACAGAAAGAATCGATCCGATAGCGGCTGTGATCAACTCACATGTTCGATGTATGCTTAATTCTGGTGAGATGGACTTAAATTCCTATATTTTAAGTCAAGATTTCTCATTTTAGGAGGAATCGCATGAGATTCTTGTTATTTTTTATAAGTATTTTAGAAGATATTCTATTAGTTTCGGGGTTGTCCATCATTGTTGGGACGACTTTTTTTATGAATCCAATTTACGGCTGGTATCTATTAGGGATGATTCTCACAATGCTGGGGGGGTAATGATAAGAAGGTAGAAAGGAGGTGAAATTTTTGATTTTTCGGCAATTATTTAGAAATCAGGATACGACAGATTTAAAAAATCCTTCTCCCTGGTTTAAAAGTTTATTTGGCTATCAAGCCGCAAGCGGTGAAAAGGTAACGGTTGAGTCCTCTTTAGGTGTTCCGACGGTTTATCGGTGTATTAACATCCTTGCAAATAGTGTTGCGATGCTTCCGTTTCAAACATTTATAAAGACAGCGCAGGGAAGAGAACGGGATAAGGCACATCAAGTATCGTTTGTTCTAGAAAGAAGACCAAATCCTTATCAAAGCCCATTTAAATTTAAACATTTAATTGAAACACATCGTAATACATGGGGAAACGCCTATATTAATATTCATTGGGGTGTGGATGGAAGACCAAAAGAATTATGGGTATTAAATCCGGCTGTTACAACGCCCACTGTGGACTTAAAGACCAATAAACTATGGTATTTTACGAGTTTGCCAGACGGTACACCTGTAAAAATACCTGATGATGACATAATTCACCTTACTACATTGTCCACTGATGGTTTGAAGGGGAAACCACCTATTCAGATTGCAAGAGAATCAATAGGTAGCTCACAGGCGGCACAAAAGTTTAAAGGTAAGTTCTTTACAAACGGTGCAGCGCATAGTGGGATATTAAAAACGCAACAAGCACTTGGTAAAGAGGCGAAAGAAGTACTTCGTGATGCATGGGAAGAGGCAAATACAGGATTAAATAATGCTCAAAGAATTGCTATTTTAGATGCTGGTTTAGAATTTGAGAAGGTTGGAATGCCTTTAAAAGATGCTCAATTTATCGAAGGTATGAAATTTGATAAAGGTGAGATTGCAAATATTTTTAATATTCCTTTGCATATGATTAATGAGTTAGATCGTGCTACTTTCTCCAATATTGAGCAACAAGCGTTGGATTTTATTCAAAATACATTGAGTCCAATTCTTATTCAATATGAAGAAGAGTTTTCTTATAAATCATTTTCGTTTCATGAGCAAAAACGATATTACTTGAAGTTTAACCTAACAAGCTTATTACGTGCTGATTCTAAATCACGAGCAGAATTCTACAAAATTATGTTAGATGCTGGTGCTTTCTCGATCAATAAAGTATTAGAGCTCGAAGACATGGATGGAATTGGAGAATACGGTGATAAACATCGTGTTGATTTAAACCATGTATCTATTGAAATCGCGGATGAATACCAATTGGCAAAAGCTAATGGAGGGGCACTACAGAAGACCAACTATGAAAAGTCAAGGGTGAAATCCAATGAAAATATTTGATGTTGTTTCAGAAAAAAGGCAAACCAAATAAACCTTAAGAAGTTAAAAAAATGAAAAGGTTATCTTTCGGGTGTATGATGAGGAATCTCGTAAGGTTTATTATTTTTCAGAACGGCATAGATAATGTAACACAACTTTCTAGCTACAGCTCCAATACAGACGTAATAATGTTTTCCTTGAGCTCTCTTTTTTTCATAAAAGGCTTTTAAAACTGGATCGCTCCGATATCCTGAAATGGCGGCTTGAAATAATGCCCGTCTAAGGTGAGAGGAACCGCGTTTAGACATGCTACTTTTCGATGCTTCGTATTGCCCTGATTGAGAGATAGAGGCATCAATTCCTGCATAAGCAACAAGTTTAGCGGGTTTATCAAAACGATGAATATCACCAATTTCACTTAAAATAGTGGCTCCTAAAATGGAGCCAATTCCAGGGATGGTCGTGATAGGGGTATTCAGTTCAACTAAGTACTCACCCATTTGTTGTTCACAATGTTTAATTTGCTCTTCAATAAATTTAATTTGTTCGAGTAACATTTTTAATTGAAAAGAAAAAGCATCTTTACAAAATGTCACACCAAAGGATTGTGAAGCGATTTGAAGGAGATGTTTTGCCTTATTTTCGCCAATCTTCTTGCGACTAGCTTTTTCCATCATTTCAGTTAATTGATCTACGGAGACATGTTCAAAATCACTAGGGGTAGTATATTCCATTAAAACTTCGGCAGATGTTTTGCCAAAAATATCAGAGAATACCGTATGGTATTCCGGAAATGTCTGATCTAATACCACAATAGCTTTTCGTTTTAAATCACTCACGCTATGTACAAGGGAGCTTCTGAAACGACTCAATTGTTTTAATGCCAGCATGGTTTCATTAGCTAAAGGTGTCTCTGTAAATCGTCCAAAGCGAATCACGTCTGCAATTAAGGTTGCGTCAATGGAATCAGTCTTACGTTTTCTAATTTCTGTTCCTTTTCTCCAAGCATTTGTCTGAAGGGGATTTAAAACAATGACAGAAAATCCCTTCTCTAAAAGAAAGGAATAGAGAGCTAACCAGTAGTGTCCAGTCGCCTCCATTCCGATTAATACATCAGTAGGGGTGTCGACGTATTGATGTATCCAATCTAAAAGTTTATTTCCACCCTCTGTATGATTTTGAAATGAAATAGGTTTTGTTAGTGTTTTTCCTGTCTGATCAATAATGGAAGCATAGTGCTTGAATTTGGCGATATCAATACCGATATAATACATGAGATTCACTCCTTATTTCATAAATGTGAGATAGCCGTGTATCCTCCTATCTAATAAGCGTTACTGCCTCGTAAGAGATACGAAGAATGACCAGTGGTCATCAACATCCAACTCATTCGTAAACCACTTATTAGACAGAGGCACCAGTCTTCAGGACGAATACAAGGATTCAGGGAGGTGGTCGGTGACACTCTATCTACAAGTAAGAGTATTCTTACTACAGTTAAAATACCCTTGGGTTTATAGGTAAATCCCTTTCCTAAAAACCTAACTTCATCATACGAGGGAGGTGTGGACGATTAAAGACGTATTTACTATTAAAAATCAAACAGAATCGTCAGCGGATCTATTTATCTATGGTGATATTGTAAATAATACTGGCTGGAAGTGGGATGATTCGGATGTTATGCCGGATGATGTGAAAACTATCTTAGGGCAATTGGATGATAAAAGTAACCTTAATATCTATGTAAATAGTGGTGGTGGTTCTGTATTTGCTGGTTTAGCTATTTATAATATGTTGAAGCGCAATAAGGCCCAAAAAACTGTTTATGTGGACGGTGTGGCAGCTTCAATTGCTTCCGTAATCGCCCTAGCTGGGGATCGCGTTGTTGTTCCTTCTAATGCATTTTTAATGATTCATAAACCATGGACTGTTAGTAGAGGAAATGCAAATGTCCTTCGTAAAATGGCAGAGGACTTGGATAACCTTGAGTCTGGAATTATGAATGTATACAAGGAGAATTTGAAAGAAGGCATCGAAATTGAAGAAATTCAACAATTAGTAGATGCTGAGACTTGGTTAAGTGGTGAAGAAGCCGAGAAATACTTTAATATTGAAGTTGTGGAAGCAAAAGAAGTCGCAGCTTGTAGTAGTGATTACTTTGATAAGTACCAAAAAACCCCTAACAAAGTAGTAGCAAAAGTTCCTTCTATTCCAAAGAAGGATAATAACGAACAATTAAAAATACAAAAAGCACTAGACCTGTTAGAGCTATAGGCCTATTTTTTGTGCCAAAACAAGGAGGAAATATCGAATGGATAAACGTGAACAAGAATTACGTCAAAAAGTTGCTGACTTAAAAGCGAAGGCTGAAGAGTTCAACAATAGCGGCAAATATGAAGATGCAAAGGCGAAAATTGAAGAAGCAAAAAACGCGAAAAATGAATTAGATAATTATCTTGCGATGAGAGAGATTCAAGTTCCTGATCCTGTAAACTCACAAGCAGGAGTGTTACCTCCAGCATCAGTTCAAAATGAAGATTCATCGTACAAAGATGTATTTATGAAAGCAATCCGTGGCCAACATTTAAGTCAGGAAGAAGCAAGTGTGATGGAGGAATATAAAGCAGCACTATCTGAGAATACGGGTAAAGATGGCGGTTATATTGTTCCGGAAGATATTACGACAACGATTAATCAGCTAAAGCAGACAGTAGATAGTTTAGACCAATATGTAAATGTGCACCCTGTTTCAACAAACAAGGGCGCTCGTACATTAGAAAAGCGTGCGGCATCTACACCTTTTGCGCCATTATCGGAGTATGGGAAGCCAAATGCCATGCAAGAGATTGCTTCTCCTGAATTCGATCGTTTATCTTATGCAATTGCGGATTATGCAGGTTTTTTACCAGTACCCAATGATTTATTAGATGATACAGACCAGGCGTTAGAAAGTTATTTGCGTCAGTGGATTGCGAAAAAATCGATTGCAACGCGAAACTATCTGATTTTACAAGAAATCAACAAATTGACAAAAATTGATTTAAAAGATTATAAAGGCATTAAAACAGCATTACATGTTACATTAGATCCAGCTTTCTCGGCTGTAGCAAACATTATTACAAACCAAGATGGATTCAATTACTTAGATCAGTTAGAAGATAAAAATGGGCGCCCACTACTTCAACCAGATCCAACAAATCCAACTCGTAAGCTGTTCGCTGGTAAACCCATTATTGTGTTGTCTAATAAAACAATTGTGACAGATAAAGACGGAAAAGCACCTTTCATTGTTGGTGACTTAAAAGAGGCAGTTATTCTTTGGGATAGAAAACAATTATCTATTGATATGACGAAAGAAGGCGGAAATGCCTGGAGAACAAACACTTCTGAGTTCCGCGCGATTGAACGTGAAGACGTGACATTATGGGATGCAGAAGCGGTTGTATATGGACAGATTGTGGTTACACCGAAAGCAGGGGCGTAATCCAGTAGGAGGTGTCCTTCATGGTACTAACAGTAGAAGAAGCAAAAAAGTATCTTCGTGTGGATGGTGATGAGGAGGAAGATCTCATTACATCTTTCGTAATCGCAGCTGAAATCTATATTAAAAATGCAACACGACAGGATGGGGAACAAGATAGCGAGCTTGCCAAATTGGCAGCTCGCATTTTAATCTCTCATTTGTATGAAAACCGTGAAGCGGTTGGGAAGGCTGAACAATTGGCATTTAGTTTGCAGTCAATGTTAATTCAGTTGCAGTATTGTGGTGGTGATGCAAGTGAAGCCGGGTAAATTAGATAAACGTCTTGCCTTTCAAGTGAAAGACGAGGAAGCAAAGAGCCCAGACGGTGATCCAATAGAAGATTATAAGGATTCTTTTACTGTATGGGGCTCTTTTATTTTTTTTAAGGGAAGAAAATACTTTGAAGCAGCATCAGCTAATAGTGAAGTTCAGGGTGAAACGGAAATACGATTTCGCGCAGATGTGAATGCTGATATGAAGATGAAGTATAAGAACGTAATGTATGACATTATTTCAGTTATTCCAACTGAAAAACACACTTTATCAATCATGTGGAAGCGTGGTGGAATGAATGGCTGATGGTGTTGATTTTTTAGGTTTTGATCGCCTGATATCACAATTAGAGCAGATGGGTTTACGTGGAGAAAAGATTGAAGACAAAGCCCTTGCAGCTGGCGGTGAGCAAATTCGAAAAGCCATCGCAGAAAGAAGTGAACCGAGGAGTTCAAGTCCTAAGAAACCGTCCAAAAGTGAACCTTGGCGTACAGGCCAACATTTGCTGGATAATATACGAGTTACGAAGGCGCGAATGGAAAATGGTGTAAAAACAATCAAGATTGGAATAGACAAAGCGGACCGTTCCCCATATTTCTATGGAAAGTTTTTAGAGTGGGGTACTTCTAAAATGCCAGCACATCCATTTATAGAACCAGGTTTTAACGCTTCTAAAGCAGAAGCGGTACGTGCTATGACGGATATCTTGAAAAATGAAATGGGGCTAAATTTATGATAAATTTACGCCCTGAAATTGTGCAAGCTCTTGAAAATAATCAGGAGCTTGTTTCTTTATTAGGTGGAAAACGTGATTATTATCGTAAAGCCAAAAACGCTGAAGAGTTTCCGCGTATTACGTTTTTCGAATTAGACAATAGACCAGATGGGTTTGCGGATAATGAAGAAAATGAAAGTGAAATTACATTCCAAATCGATATTTGGTCAAAGGGTAGTACAACAGTGATCCATCAAAAAGTGAATGAAATCATGAAAAGGATTGGTTTCTCACGTTATGCGGTTGCTGATTTATATGAGGATGATACGCAAATTTTTCATTACGCGATGCGATTCGCAAAAGGAGTGGAGTTATAGATGGCTGGAGAAGTGATTAAAATTAGTTCGACTGTCGGTGTAGATAGCCTTGTTTACGCAAAGTTATTGAAAGATGATGCAACAGGTGTTGACTATAGTGCAGTGAAAGAAATGGAAGGCGCTGTAAAGATTAAAACCTCTAAAAAGGTAGCTTCTGAAATTATGTGGAGCGATAATAAAAAATCAGAAATTGCTGAGTCTGATGGGGAAGTAGAAGTAGAGATTGAACTTCGTAGTATTTCATTATCAACAAAAGCAGATATTGAAGGGTATCCAGAAGTGAAAGACGGTGTATTAGATGAGAGACGCGAAGGTGAAAAGCCTTATGTAGCAATTGGATGGCGTTTCTTAAAGGCGAATGGAAAATATCGATATGTTTGGTTATTAAAAGGGAAGCTTTCACAAGAGGAAGAAGAAGGCGAAACGAAGAAGGATAAACCGAACTTCCAAACAACGAAACTCAAAGGTTCATTCATTGAACGGGACTTTGATGATAGACCGAAATTTACAGCGGATGCGGATGAACCTACCTTTACAAAAACTGTAGGAGACAATTGGTTCAAAAAGGTATATGAAAAAGCGGTAACGCCATCACCAAAATAAATGAAATAGAGGGGAAATCCCTCTATTTTTTAACAGGAGGACGAAAAGATGAAATTATCTTTACGAATGGATGGAGAACAACACATTTTTAATATGCCAACATTTATTCCAGCGCGTTTGATTCGTCAAGCGCCTGAGCTTGCGGATGTTCCAAATAACCCTGGTCCGGAGGACATGGATAAAATGGTTCAATATGTAGTAAAAGTGTACGGTGAACAATTTACATTAGATCAATATTGGGACGGTGTGGATGCTCGTAAATTTTTATCCACAACTTCCGATGTAATTAATGCGATCATCAATGAAACTGTGGGAGCGGCTGGTGGCACACCAGAAACTGGAGAAGAAACAAACCCAAACGCGTAGAGGGAGGAGGGCTCACGTTCACTGAGTTTATGGACGAGCTCTACCTCTCTTTATTACGTCAGGGGTATAAACATCATCATATCGATAACGAAATGGATATCTGGCATTATTTAAGGCTAAATCAAAAATATCGTGAACAAGATCAATCAAATAGAGAAAATTATAACTCAAATGAAATGGAAGTTCCGGCCGAAAACATTATTTAATGAGGGGTGAGACTGTGGCGAATGAAATGAATAATTTAGTCGTTAGGTTATCCCTTGATAACGTAAACTTTCGGCAAGGTATCGCAAACTCAGGCCGTGCGGTTAGGACATTACAGAATGAGCTGAAATCTGTAAGTACCGGAATGGGTGGCTTCGCCAATGCTAGTCAACAAACGCAAGCGAAAATGAACACACTCACCAGGCTTATTGAAGCACAAAAAGAAAAAGTTAGAGCATTGCGACAAGCCTACGATCAAAATAAGGCTACATTAGGTGAAAACGATGCAGCAACCCAGCGATACGCTTCACAGGTTAATAAGGCGGTCGCTGATTTAAATAGATTCGAAAATGAATTAAAACAAGTAAACCGTCAAGCGGAACAAAAAGGAATGGATAAGTTAAACAACGCTTTAAAAGCCTTACAGGCTGAATTTCAGTCTATTACAACAGGTATGGGCGGTTTTTCTAATGCAACGGAACAAACACGGGCGAAAGTAGACCTTCTGTCTCGTATAGTAGATAAGCAAAAAGAGAAGGTTAGGGAACTTCAACAAGCCTATAATCGTGCAAAAGCAGAAGAAGGTGAAGCAAGCCAATCCGCACAGCGATATGCCGAGCAAATTCATCGGGCAACAGCTGAACTGAATCGGTTTGAAACAGAATTACAGCAGTCGAATCGTGAACTAGAACAACAAGGAAATAGACTTCTCAATTTTGGAAACCGAATGGAGTCATTGGGTAATCATTTACAAAACGCCGGCATGCAAAGGGGCATGGTGTTTGGCGGAATGACGTATGCAATAGGTCGAGGGCTAAAATCAGCTGTGGAAGAATCCATGAACTTCGAGCAACAGATGGCTAACATAAAGGCAGTATCGGGTGCAACTGGACAAGAAATGAGTAAACTCTCTGAATTAGCGGTGAAGTATGGGGAAGATACAAAATATTCGTCTGTTGAGGCCGGAAAAGGGATTGAAGAATTCATACAATCCCGCGTTAGTTTAACGGACATCATCAATGGTGGATTAGAAGGAGCATTAAACTTAGCAGCCGCAGGTGAGCTAGAACTAGGAGAAGCAGCAGAAATTGCTTCTACCGCCTTAAATGCATTTAAAAAAGATGGTTTAAGTGTTACAGATGCCGCTAACTTACTTGCAGGGGCCGCCAACGCTTCAGCCACTGATGTACATGAATTGAAGTATGGTTTGTCAGCTTCCGCAGCAGTTGCGGCTGGTGCAGGTATGACATTTAAAGATACAGCACCAGCTTTAGCCGTATTCGCTCAGAATGGGTTAAAAGGATCAGATGCAGGTACGTCATTAAAAACAATGCTCATGAGGTTAAATCCTTCCACGAAAGAAGCGTATAACAAGATGGCAGATTTAGGTCTTATCACATATAACGCGCAGGCTGGATTTGATTTCCTCGTGAAAAATGGTGTTACGCCAGCATCTAGAAGTGTAGGAGACATCGAGGTTGCGCTAGAAAAGTATGTCATGCAAACGGAAGGGGTAACGAAATGGAATGATAAGTGTGATACAACATTCCGAGAGTTAGCGACCAGTTCCGCGTTCTTATCGTCAAAATTCTATGATCAACAAGGGAAAATTCAAAGCTTAGAACATATATCTGGCATTCTGAAAGAATCCATGAAAGATTTAACAGATCAGCAAAGAAGTATGGCGTTAGAAACATTATTTGGTTCGGATGCAGTTCGTGGCGCAACGATTTTATTTAACGAAGGTTCACAAGGTGTAAACAAAATGTATACGGAGATGTCTAAAGTAACCGCTTTGGAGACAGCTAACACGAAAATGAACACTTTAAAAGGTCGTATTGAACAATTAAGTGGAGCATTCGACACAATGAAAAAGACAATTGGTGATGCACTCGCCCCTGTGGTTAGTGCTTTTGTTGCTGGATTACAAAAGCTTGTGGATGGATTTAACTCATTATCAGGGCCAGTACAAAAGGCCATTGCCATTACAGGTGGTATTGTTCTCGCTTTAACGGCTGTGGCTACAGCTATAGGTGTTGTTTTAGCAACATTTGGTATGATTGCGTCAGGAATTGGTTCACTCTCTCTTGCATTAGCATCAGTTGGTGGGATTGCTGGAGTTGCAGCCGGAGCGGTTGGATTCTTAGGGAGTGCAATAGGGCTATTATTTGGTCCAGTTGGATTGGTAGCGGCCGCTCTTATTGGAACTGGAGTTGTCGCATATAAAGCATATCAAAAAGCAACAGAGGACAGCATTGCTTCTGTAGATCGTTTTGCCACAAATACAGAAGGGAAAGTAAGTTCTTCCACAAAGAAAGTTCTTGGTGAGTATTTCAAGCTGTCTGATGGTATTAGGCAAAAGTTGACTGAAATGAGATTGAACCATGAAGTGATAACAGAAGAACAGTCGCAGAAGTTAATTGGCCAATATGACAAGTTAGGTAACACGATTATAGAAAAAACAAATGCAAGACAACAAAAAGAAGTGGAGGGACTTAAAAAATTCTTTGCGGATTCTTATGTGTTAACCGCGGAAGAAGAAAATAAGCGGATGGAACAAATGAATCAACATTACGAACAAGAAAAGTTAAAAACACAAGAAAAAGAAAACAAAATTAAAGAAATTATTCAAACTGCAGCAAATGAAAAGCGTGACTTTACTACATCTGAAAGAATTTCTTTACAGGCTTTACAAGATGAAATGGATAGAACGGCTATTCAGCACATGTCGGCAAATCAGATGGAGCAAAAAGTTATTTATGAAAACATGAGGGTACAAGTAAGTGAAATTTCAGCTAGGCAAGCAGCGGAGGTTGTTGAGAATAGTGCGAAAGCAAGAGATAAAGTGATTGAAGATGCGAAAAAGACTCGTGATGATAAAATTGCCTATGCGATACGTTTGCGAGATGAGTCAGGAACACTGAACAAAGAAGAAGCGAACGCAGCGATTGCGGAAGCGAATCGTCAATATGAAAGCACCGTTTCTACAGCGCGAGACAAACATAGAGAAATTGTGAGTGAAGCAAAATCCCAAGCTGGGGAACATGCAAATCAAGTGGATTGGGAAACGGGTCAGATAAAATCCAAATACCAAGTCATGAAAGATGATGTGGTTCGAAAAATGCAAGAAACCTGGTCAGGCATAACAAAATGGTGGGAAGAAACCAAAACTTCAGCAAACAACAAGGTAGAAGAGATAAAAAATACAGTTTCAAGGAAATTTGAAGAAAAGAAAAAAGCTGTCGTTGATAAAATGAAAGAAATAAAGAGCGATATTGAAGATAAGTGGAATACAGTTGAAAAATTCTTTAGCACGGTAAATCTACGTTCCATCGGTAAATCCATTATAGAAGGACTTGGTAAAGGGATAGATGATGCTTCAGGAGGTTTGTTTAGCAAGGCTGCTGGCATTGCGAACGATATTAAAAGGACTATTTCTGGAGCGTTAGAAATTAACAGTCCATCTAAGGTAATGATTCCAGTTGGTAGCGCCGTACCAGAAGGTGTTGGGGTTGGTATGGATAAAGGGAAACGATTTGTTGTCGATGCAGCAAAAAATGTAGTTGGAACGGTCAAAAAACAGATGAGTAATATGCCATCTGTATTTGATTTTGGATTCCAAACAAATCAATATAGTATCCCGCAAAATACGTTTGACAATTTTAGTGGATATACGCAACCGCAATTAGATTATAACAATCCATCTATGGCAAAAACTATGTTCTCGGATAGATCAGGTAGAGAACAAGAATTGAATGTAACGGTAAATATGACAAACGTTTTACATGGAACAGAAATAGCGAACGCAAGTTACGCATATACGACAAAGCTTCAAGACCGTGACCAAAAAAGAAGAGCGGAATTTTAAGGGGGGTGAGCATGTTGGGGAAACTCAGTTTTACTTTTAATAAGATTAGAAAAGATTATGTTCAAATGCTAGTTGGAAGAAAGCGCCCTTCGTGGGCTCCGATAAAAAGAAGATTGGTAAGAGTCCCTCATCGTGCAGGGGCTCTTTTTCTTCATACAGAAACGGAGGAACGTCGTATTGATGTTCCTTTTGTCATTAAAGCAGCAAAAGATATGGCGGATTTGCAAAAGATAAAAGAAGATTTAGCAGATTGGCTATATACAGAGCAACCAGCTGAACTTGTTTTTGATGATGAATTAGATAGGACGTATCTAGCATTAATTGATGGCTCTGTAGACTTGGATGAGATAGTCAATAGAGGAAAAGGTGTCATTACTTTTGTTTGTCCGATGCCATATAAATTAGGGAAACAAAATACTCATATGTTCTCTCAAAGTAGCTCTACAGAAGTGGCGACTTCTTTTATTAATCAAGGGAATATAGAAGCACCTGCAATTATTGAAATCGAAGCACAGAAACTAAGTACATTTTTAGATGTGAGGTTTGGTGAGTATCCATATAATCGAGATTACTTCAGAATTGGTTATCCTTTGAAAACAGAGCAACTACCTGTTGAAAGAAATCAAAGGCTTATATGGGATGAAATGGCTAACACTGTAGGTTGGAGTAAAGTCAGTTCGATGGAAGATGGCGAACCGATTGGCGAAATGAAATCAGATAAATATCAATTTTATTGTTCTGATTTTGGTACTAGTGCAGGGAAAGGGTGGCATGGTGCAGCTGTTAAAAAAAATATCCCCGGTGGCCCAGTGCAAGATTTTATTATGCAAGCTTACGTTACATGTAAGAGTAAAAGAATCAATGAAATGGGACGGGTTGAGATAGCGATACTCGATGAAAATAGCAAGGTGCTTTCAAAAATTGCTATGTCTGATGTGTTTTGGCAAGCTGAACAAAATTTCGGAACAATGGTAATTGGATATGATAATAAGCCGGGAAAAATAGGTTTGATTTATGAGAGTGGTGATTATCCGAATACATGGAATCAATATTACGGAAGATTGTGGATAGCTAGAACGGGAAATGTGTGGGAGGCTTATATCTCGAAATTCCTTCCGGGGACAGAAAAGGATGATTCAGAACGATTTGCAAGGTGGACGGATGAAAATAATTATCATATGGAAAAAGCAGCACAAATCCAGATTAGTATGATGCAATGGCAAGATGTACCGCCAGTAGAAGCAATGACCGTTTCAGATTTGAAATTCTGGAAAGTGAATTTAGATACTCAAAATAATCCACCTTACATTTTTGATACAGGAGACAAGATTATAATTGATACAGAAAAAAGTCTTGTAACCATTAACGGTAAAAATGCGATTAATTTAAAAGACATTTTTAGTAATTTTCCAACTGTCATACGTGGTGAGAATCGTATCGATATCATGCCACCAGATGTGAAAGCAACTGTTAGTTATAGGGAGAGATACAGATGAGAACACCAAGCGGGATTTTTCATGTTGTGGATTTCAAAACAGATCAAATCGTTGCAGCTATCCAGCCAAATGACTATTGGGATGACAAAAGGCATTGGGAACTGAAAAACAATGTTGATATGTTGGATTTTGCTGTCTTTGATGGAACAACTCATTCGGCTACGTTACAACAACAAAATCTTGTTCTAAAAGAAGTTCGCGATGGAAGAGTTGTACCATATGTCATTACAGAAACAGAGAAGAATTCAGACAAACGATCCATTACCACATATGCTTCAGGAGCTTGGGTTCAAATTGCTAAATCAGGCATTATAAAACCACAAAGGATAGAAGGTAAAACAGTAAACGAATTCATTGATATGGCTCTTGTAGGCATGAAATGGAAACGTGGAAAAACAGATTATGCAGGTTTTCATACTATGACCATTGATGAATTTATGGATCCGTTAACTTTTTTAAAGAAAATAGCTTCTTTATTCAAATTAGAAATTCAATACCGCGTTGAGGTTCAAGGGTCACAAATAGTTGGATGGTATGTTGATATGATTCAAAGGCGTGGCCGAGATACTGGTAAAGAAATAGAGCTCGGGAAAGATTTGATAGGTGTTACACGTATGGAACATTCAAGAGATATTTGTACAGCACTAGTCGGATTTGTAAAAGGTGAAGGCGATAATGTAATTACCATTGAAGGTATTAACAGGGGACTTCCGTATATTGTTGATCATGATGCATTTCAACGATGGAACGAACGTGGTAAGCATAAGTTTGGTTTTTATACGCCAGAAACAGAAGAGTTACATATGACTCCGCAACGTTTAATGACATTAATGGAAATAGAACTGAAAAAACGTATTAATTCTTCCGTTTCGTATGAAGTAGAGGCACAATCGATTGGTCGCATTTTCGGACTGTATGGATAGAGGGAGGGAAAACGGATGACAATCGAACTTGGTGTGCTGATTGCGTTATTATCACTCGCCATCAGCTATTTTGGTTATGCACTGAATAAATCTAAATCCATCAAAGCAGATGGGCAACAAAGTGCAGAGGTCAAAGCAGAACTGGGATATATCCGAAAAGGTGTGGATGATATCCGGATTGATTTAAAGGCAAGTGAAAAACAAATGGTAGCACTTGGAGAACGAGTCACGAGGGTAGAGGAAAGTACCAAACAAGCGCATAAACGCTTGGATACAATCGAAAAGGAGACGGATTAGACATGACAAAAGAAAACATTCGAAAACGATTACGTAATTGGAAAACATGGGTGGCACTTGCCTCTCTTCTGGGATTCATTTGTGCGAAGGCAGGATTACTAGAAACGAAGAGCTTTATCGATGAAATGTTACCGTACCTTTTCACACTTGGTGTTGCCTTAGGAATTTGGAGTGACCACGAAGGGACAGTACAAACAGACAAATAAAAACAAAGAGAACGCATCGCCAATCGGTGGTGCGTTTTTCTATGGGAGGAGAAACAAAAATGAAACGATTATTAGGGATAGTTATAATATTATGTATGATATTTTCGCTGTCTACAAGCGTTTTTGCTGATAGAATACTTCTGATACCTGATGCACCGAAAACACCATACAGGGGCGGTGTAGGGGCATATGAAGGAGTGGTTGCCCACAGTACCGCAACTCCTGAAGCGCCAGCCATTAATATTCAACGTTATGAAACTCGCACATGGAGAAATGCATTCGTTCATTACGCAGTGGACTGGTATGAAACCATTCAGATTGCGGATACAAAATACATTGTGTATGGTGCAGGACCAGCGGCCAATAAACGATTTGTACATGTAGAGTTATGTGAAACAGCTGATTATGCCAAGTTTAAACGGAGTTATGAGAAATACGTAAAACTGTTAGCGAAAATCTTACAAGATAACAATCTATCCGTAGAAAAAGGGTTGTGGACGCATAATGATGTGAGAAAGTACCTGGGCGGTACAGATCATGAAGACCCGATTGATTATTTACGTAGCCATGGTGTTTCAGAAGTTCAATTTAGAAGTGATGTGCAGCAGGCATATAATAACTCTAGTGTGGATGTTTCTGTTCCGTCTAAACCAGAAGAAGTACCAACAGCAGTAACAGATGGGATTGCTTATATCCTTGGAAACAACGTAAACCTACGAAAAGGGCCAGGTACGAGCTATTCAGTTATTCGTCAATTAAACAAACCGGAATCTTATATTGTATGGGCTGAAAAGGATGGTTGGTTAAACCTTGGTGGAGACCAGTGGATTAAGAACGATCCATCTTATGTGACGTTTGAAAAGAAAAGCACAGTTGCTTCTTCTATTGTAGGGAAGCGGGTGGTTTCTAAAGTGAATAACCTAAGCTTCTATGACGCTCCATCTTGGGCGGATACAGATGTGGCTGGGACTGTAGAGGCAGGATTAGGATTTGTGATTGATGATAAAATAATGGTAAATGGTTCCCAACAATATAAGGTCCACAATAGTAAAGGGAAAACGTATTATGTTACTGCAAATGCAGCATTTGTATATGTGAAGTAAACAAAAACAGGGAGGTACTTGCCTCCTTGTTGGAAAGAAGAAACATAGTTTCTGGACGATCCTCTTTTATCATCCACGCTAATACATCAGGTAATAACATGATGAGTACCCCAAACATTACTCCCAAACCCAGCCCTAGTAGAAGTGAAGTTTTTAAATAATATCCGATGAATAACCAAAGACCAGCAAACAGTAATAATAAAAGTGCAAGAGATAGTTTGAAAATCAATTTGTTCACCTCCAATATGGGGTATTTCACTGTCTATTATAAGGTTTGAAGAAGGTAAATAGTATGGAGAAATAAATAAAAAGTGAAACGGCAAAAAATCGGAAGAGGAATATAAACAGGGCACAGATAAAATTCTCGAGTAACCGTAGGAGAGAGGGATTACATAGAACAAGCAAATCCTTTTTGTGAGAAAGAAATTTGCTTGTTAGAGGATGCGTATCATATGAATAGAACGTGTCCTTCATTTTTATGCAGACAGATAATGAGATATGGGAAGGAAACCAAAACGTTTTCATCAGGAAGAGGATGTATCATGACAGTCACATGTGTGAGGTTTGGATGCACAATAACATTTTTTAGACGGAAGAGGTTTCCCCTTACAAGAGCACTTCTCGCAAGGCGAGGGTTGCCATCCGAGCGGCTTATAACAATGGCAAGTTTGTTTACAGCAAGATTGACAAGTTTCATGGTTTGGTCCCTCTTTTATCCGGTTCACTTCCTCTAATTTTAATTGTAGTAACAGTTGAGATTTTACAATGGTTTTTAATGTATCATTTACGCTTCGATTGATCGTGAGATATTCGCAAAAGCTTCGATTCTTTTGTTTTAAAAAATGTTGTAATTTTTCTCCTTCTGCATTGAGTATGTGAGATAAACCGATTTCTTCCATGGCAATCGAAGAAAGTAGCAAGTTAATCGCTTCTTGCCTAGTTACAGAAATATCCGGTGTAATATCCGGTAGATTGGGAAGAGACATGGTTCTTTTCGACCTCCTTGTATAAACAGAATAGTTGCGTTTATTGTTGTCTATTTGTCTTTATATACATCGTATGTGAGGGGAGCTTTCGTGATGCGAGTGTATTGGTTTATGTAACCAAATGAAGTTATAAAAAGAAGGAGGAAGAGGAAACAAATCGTTCTGCCGTGCATAGAATAAAGAAAAGAGTGGCGGAAGGAAGCGATAGACATTCTGCTCATCTTCATCAGTCACTTTTTTGGATGATTCCGTTATGTAATATCCGGGAAATTCGGTTGCGACATCCCTATTCAAGCTTGGAAGCTTGGATAGGGGATTTTTTTGTTTAAAGGGGAAGAGCAGAGTTCGCTACTAAGCAAATCAATGCGGGAATAGCTATATAGGAATTATATATATAATTTGTAGCAACAAATGAGGAAGGTAGGAATATGGTATATAGAACCAAAAATCTGTTGAGAAACAAATGGGAAAGGTTTGATGAAAGTGATGCTTGTAAATAGAAAGGAGAATTTTAT